GGGTTGGAGTATGCCTACGAAGCCCTCGCCGCCCATCAGGCGGACGTGGCGCTCGCGTGGTTCCAAGAGCACACCACCGAGGAATGGGGTGTCCGGTCGCGGAGGGCTGGCGGCGAGACCCGGATTGTACGGGTCGGCCCCGGCTACACATCAGCGCCCGAGCTCCGCCGCCGCGTCACCGCATGGGAGGAAGCCAAGTGAGCGAACCACAGCACCATTGGGCGCTCGACTGCCCGTACTACCGCGGCGTCGGAACCTGCGGGCAGGAGGCGCCCTGCTCGGCTCATCTGGAGCCGCTGTGCCAGACCGAAGAGCCGATGACCGGATGGAAGCGACGCGACGAACGCGGACGATTCGTGAAACGAGAGGCCAGCAATGGATGAACGGACAGCGGCGATCCTCCGGGCCGAAGAGACCCGCGCCCGAGCAAATGGTCTCATCGAGCCGAGCGGCACCCGCTACGGAAGTGCGGACGGGCACCGAGCCATGGTGAAAGCCCCCTCACGGTCTCGACAACGCTGCTATTGCGGATGCGGGAAACGTGCTACGCACACCGGGCTCGGTGACGGTCTGGCACTGACCATGGGATGCGAACTGAGCATCCGCCGCTGGGTCAGAAACGGATACGTCAAGGCCGCTCAAAGAACCGGCTTAGATCCCATCCACATGCGGTGAGGCCGCGCATCGGCACCTTGGGTGACCTGGGGGCTGGGAATCGCCCATCCTATGCGGGTTGCGGGACGCCTCATCCGTGCAGACCGGGCACGCCCCAGAGGACAGCACCCAATCCCACTGCGTGATCCCATACGCCCGGTACACCGCCAGGGACGCGTTCGTCGCCATCCTCGCGATCTCCGTGTGGGCTACCATCTCGGCGCGGGCCGGGTCCGACAGATACGCATCAAGGTCCCTCGCGAGCCGCTCCACCGTGTGACCGGCCTCAACAGCCCGCTCGATCAGCACTCCCATCCGCTGCAGCGTCGTGTCCGTGACACCCTTCACCGTCACCCCGGACTCGTGCAAAGCCTCGAGCCACGCTGTGCCGGAAAGGGCATCCAGCGCGGGCCCGGGAACCCCGTCCGGGACGGTGAACGACACCCCTAAACCCGGTCCGAACCCATCCAGCACACTCTCCGGTGCGCCGGTCTGGATCGCGGCGGTGAGGACGCCCGCGACGAACCCGTCAGCGTGCGCCCCCCGGATGACCGCGGCGAGGCGGTCCGTGTCGAACACGTCCCCCGCATAGTCCACGGCCTCGGCACGGGTCCACCCTGCCTCGATGGCGTCCTCCGCCAACACCTCCGCGTCCACCGCACCCGCAAGGGCGGCGGCCACCAGAGGCGCCCAATGATCGGTCAGGGCAAGGTCGACCCGGTGGAACGGGGTAGGGTGGGCCGGGTCAGCCCTCCACCCTTTTGGGTCAACCTCACCATCCTTGGCGGCCTTGTTCAACGCCACAGCCTCAGCGGGTGTGTGGTGCACGAACTCGAAGTCACGCCACTTGCCCGTCTTGCGGCGGGCCTTCACGAACGCCTCGAACTTCGCCAACTCCGCCTTCTTCAACCGCGGCGACTGCAGATCCTCACCCACGATCCCGGTGCCGGCGGTCACCCCCGCGGTCGCTTCCTTCGCGGCCGGCTGCGGGTTCACCACACTGGACGCCGGGTCCGGGTGCTCATTCTGCGGGTGGGCGGGGTCGTCCGGGTTGTGCGGGGCCCGCTTGAACTCCGGTGTGCCCGGCAGCTTGTCCGGCACAAGGCCCGGGGACCCGTCATACGGGTACGGCAACTCCGCATCCACGGTCGGGGCCTTCGTCTCCGGGTCGGTCTTCCCCGCGATCGCCATCGCATCCGCCAACGGAACAAACCCGAGACGGGCGTGCATGAACCCACGCGGCATCGGGCGCTGGTTCTCCACCGGCAACCCCAGAAGCTCCTCACGGGCCTCATCCACCGACGCGATCCCGGACTCGATGTAGATCTTCCACGCCTGCGCCTCCGCGAGACGGTCCTCCTTGTCCCGGCCGGTGTTCAGCTTGAACTCCACCGGCAGGCCAAGGTCGCGTTGCAGGTACCGGGTCAGGTGCCCCTCGATCATCCGCACCCACGGAAGCGTGTTCACCCGGAACTGGATGTCCACCTGCGTTTCGCCGTTGGCGCGGTTCACGTCGGCGGTGAACCCCAGATCCTGGGGCACCACACCGAACGCCATCGCGGTCTTCTTCGCCAACCACTCCGGGAACAGGGGGTCGAAGGTGCGGGGGGTGGTCTCGGTGAACTTGGACCCGTTCGGGACCGCGACCAGCTTGTGCACAATGGACTGGTCGCCGAGGTAGATCGAATCCCAGTAGTCCTGCCACTCCGCCACCTGATCCGGAGACGAAATATCGGGTGGGACCTCCATGAAGCCGCCCGGGATGGAGCCCTCGGTGAACATCTGCAGCAGGTGCCACTGGTAGCGCAGGTCGGTGTTCACCGTCAGCAGGATCGACTCGAGCGGGGCCATCCCGTACGGGGAGTTGTTCTGCGGGTTGATCAGCGCCCAGATGATGTCATCGGTGGTGAAGTGCTTGTCGTCCCCGCCCTTGATGACCTGCTGGAACGCGTCCGCTGGGGGTTTGGGGGGGAGGCCGTTCTCGTCGATGAGGGCGTACATGGTGCCGCCGTCGATCACGTGCAGGCCGATGATGTCCCCGGCGTAGTTGCGGTGCCGGTACAGGGGCCCTTGCCCGTAGGTGAGGAGGGAGGTGAGCCATTTGGTGACCCATTCATCCCACGGGTGATACCGGTCCGGGAACGCTAGCGCGGCCTTGGCGGCGTTGACCGCCGACTCCGCGTCGCCTTTGAACCCTTCGGCGGCGTTGAAGATCGGCTCCATGGAGCGGATCTCGTCGATCTTGTGCCGCATGCACACTTGGGCGAAGTCGTAGGCGTTGAGGAGCTCGTAGAGTTTCTCGAAGCTGGTGCGCCCGTATTGTGCCCGGTTGCGGACGTTGGCGTTGACCCCGATGGGGTAGTCCATGACCCGCGGCTGCACACTGTACCCGGTGTTGGGTTTGAGGGGTGCGCCGGGGCCGAGGAACGTGGCGGAGTCCATGCCTTGGGCGTGTTGGGCGTCGGCGATGGGTGTGGGGGTGGTGAAGGCGCGTCGGATGGAGTCGAACAGACCCACGGGTCACGCCCTTTCGTTCATGGTCGTTTGGGGAGGTTGTCGCGCCAGTTGCGGGCCGCGTTGGGGACGTTGATGCCGTGCTGTTCTGCCTGCTGCCGCATCGCGGTCAGGAACGCCGAACCCTGCCCGCCGCGCAGGTAGAGCCGGTGCAAAGCCTGGGTGAGGGCGTCCACCTGGTCGTCGTGGGCGCCGTTCGGGAACGCCGCAGCCTCCTCCACCAGACCGCCCACCCATGGGGCGAGCGCCGGGGAGGGCAGGTGCACGTTCCCGGCCTCGATGAAGGGGGTGACCGCTGCGGCGCGGGCCTCTTTCGACTCCCGCGGGGTGATCGGGATGATCCCGGGCACCTTCTGCTTCAACGAGTCGATCACCGCGGAGCCGTTGGCCTTGTCCTCCACGAGCTTCGCGGAGGCTTGCGGCCATGTGGCGGCCATCTGCTCCACCGCGTGCAGGGTCTCGGTGAACGTCAGCCGCCCGTGCCTCTGGTCGAGGAGGTACGCGTCGGCGCCGCGTTTGAGCCACACCTGCCCGCACACGTAGTCGGAGTTCTGGGTGGCTTTGAACGCCATGTCCCAGGACATGACGAGCTCGTCCGCGGCCCCGGTGGTGCGTTTGGTGCCGCCCTGCTCAACCCACAGGGGGGTGTCGTAGCGGGCCCAGTTGGAGCGTTTGAACAGGCCACCCTCGGCGGGTGCGGGGCGGCCTTGGTAGAGGGCGTTCCACACCCGGGATCCCTTGGACCTCTTCACGGCCTCCCATTGGGCGGGAGTGTGCCCGCGGGCGGAGACCATGAACTCCCCCGGTTCGCGGCCGAGGATGTCGATCTCCCCGTTCTCGGGGTTGTGGTCCGCTTGGGCGGGGATGTTGATGTACTTCCACGGGTAGCCTTCGTCCATCGTCATCAGCCGCCCGGCGAGGTCGTCCTCGTGCCAGCGGGTGAGGATGACGATGACGGGGGCGCCGGGGGCGAGGCGGGTTGATGCCACGGACTGCCACCAGTCCCACACGTTCTCCCGGAAAGTGACGGAGTCCGCTTCCTTCTGGTCCTTGATGGGGTCGTCGATGATCAGCAGGTCTGAGGGGCGCCCGGTGAGGGAGCCGCCGATGCCTACCGCGTAGACCCCGCCGGCGTGCCCTTCGAGTTGCCATTCGTTTTGGGCGGCGACGTCGCGGCGGAGACTCATGCCGAGTTTGGGGCCGTGGGTTTCGACGTGGCGGCGGATGGCGCGGCCGTTGCGGCGGGCGAGGGACTGGGAGTAGGAGGCGGTGACGATGCGGGTTTCGGGGTTCTTGTTCAGAGCCCAGAGGGGGAACACTTCGGCGACCCTCGTGCTTTTCCCGTTTTGGGGTGGCATGGAGACGATGAGCCGGGAGTCTGGGGTGTCCCACGCGTCGACGAGGGCGGCGTCGATGAGGTCGAGGGCTGGGGTTTGGACGGTGGTGGGGGTGAGGACTTGGGCGAGGTCGCCGGGGGTGAGGTAGTCGGCGGTGTTGTCGTGTTCGC